ATTATATAACTTTAATTTGAATCGAAATGAAAAGAACAGAATTATTAAAGATTATGAAAGAAGCTTGGTTGATGGTCAAAACCTATGCGCTTTCTTTAAGTGAAGCATTAAAAAGAGCTTGGTTAATATTTAAGCTTGTTTCAAAGTTAAAAAATGGTGTAGTATCATTTAGATTTGAAAAAGTTGACGGATCAATAAGACAGGCATTTGGCACGCTTGAAGAAAGCAGATTACCAAAGCAAGAAGCAACAAGCAACAGGACAAAGTCACCATTTGTACAGGTGTATTTTGATGTTGAAAAGAATGAGTACAGATGTTTCAAGAAAATCAATTTAGTAGCTTAAGATCATGACATCAATAAATTTAGGCAACATAGGCAGCAAAGAGCAGGCTGAAAAATTAGCCAGTAAATTAACTGGTGAAACGTTTTACAACTTTCAAGTTGATTACAGCCCTTATGCCGGTAATTACCCGGTAATGGTTTCAACAAGTCGTGAAGGCACTACAAAAAAAGAACTTCGCAAAATGGTACTTTTCTTCTTAGCATGTGAATTATAAAAAATCAAGATCATGACAATAGTAGAACAAAAACAACAGGCAGCAATAATTTTGAAGCAATTAGGCGGACAAAGGTTTATCGCTATGACAGGTGCAAAAAACTTAGTTTGTGATGAAAAAGGCATAACATTCAAATTTATGAAAAATGCAATCGGGGCAAAATGGTGTACTATCAATTTAAACAGCCTTGACCTTTACGACATGACTTTTAAAAGCATCAAGAAAAACGAACTAATCATCTTAAAAGAGATTAACAATCTTTATGATGATATGATAGAAAGCGCATTTTCAAATATAACCGGATTAGCTACAAGACTATGAAATCAGAAAAAGTAAATAAGTTGATAGAAACAATTAAAAGGGCAAATAAAGCAGCCCTTTTAATTGACAATGAAGAAGACGGGGGCACTTGCAATTTCGATACTGCAATTATCAAACTCGACAGGTGGAGAGAAGAAGAAATACAGCAAGTGAGCAAAGAAACAGGTATAAGGATTGGTGAAAGATTAAGCGGTTGGCATAAGGGTTTCAGGTTTGTTTTTACCGAAATGTACGGACAGGCAAACAGGCGTACAAGAATGGCTGAAGCTGCATATAAAAGCCTTGAAAAAGATGGCTTTGAAGTATCAATGTATTACCAAGCAGATTAAATATAAAATTATGAACACTTACCACAAATATGTACCAAATGTTTTTCTTGCAAAGTGCGAAGAAGAACACCAAAGAGGAGAAACAATCATCCTTGAAACCAAATACGGCAAAGAAAATGAATGTATAGTCTTTAACCTTATAGGCAAAAAAGACGGGTTTTATTATTACTCAATTGTCCGTGCTGATGGTTTCAATGTTCAAGAGTGGGCTAAAAGAAAGGCTGAAAAGCTTGAAGCGGCTGCCAGAAATGCAGAAAAGAAAAGTAAAGAATACTTTGAACGCTCGCATGAGATAACAAAAAATATATCGCTCGGACAACCTATTTTAGTAGGACACCACAGCGAAGCGAGGCACAGGCGCGACCTTGATAAATCATGGAACGCAATGGGTAAAGGGGTTGAATTTTCCGATAAGGCCGAAAGCTATGAAAGCCGGGCTGCATATTGGGAAAGTAAAGCGAGCATTATTAATTTGTCAATGCCTGAAAGCCTTGAATATTATGAGTATGAACTTGAAAAGGCAAAAGCAAAGCACGAAGGTTTGAAAAATGGCACTATTCAAAAAGATCATTCATATTCTTTGACTTATGCCAAAAAAGAAGTAAACGAAATAGAGAAAAAATTACAACTTGCTGTTAAGTTGTGGGGTTAAATTGATTCGATCAGATTAAAGGTTTTGCCCGGTTATTGAAAAGTAGCCGGGTTTTTTATTTAATGACAGTCCTATTTATACTCAAATATATACACAGTTGCCAAAGGGTGAAGATAAACACCGCTTAACATTCTTTATGTGACTTATTTAATATTGAAATTTCCAACCAAATTAAAAATTCAAGACAGTATGAAAGAAAAGATTTTAGCATTACTGCTGGCAAAATTTGCAGGCGTGCGAAAAGATGGGTTATCACAGTTGGCTACAAGTTTGGCGCTGACAGTGGCAACCGAGGAAGAAGCAACCGCTATCGTAGATAAGCTTACCGCCGATAGCGTGAACGCTTATATTGGTGACATACGCAAGGACATTGACTCGGAGATTTCTAAGGCTAATAAGACTTATGAAGATGGATTGAAAAAGAAGTTTGATTTCGTTGAAAAAAAGAAAGACGATCCCAAACCTCCAACACCTCCACCAGACCCGAACGACATGGCTACAATTATCGCCAATGCTGTAAAGCAAGCAGTTGAACCACTGCATCAGAAAATAGAAGGTATTGAAAAGGCTAAGACAATTGAACAGGTTGTCAACACGGCTAAAGCAAAACTGAAAGAAAAGGGTATCCCCGAAAGCTTTGTAGGTGCTATCTCCCTCGATTCAGAGGATAAGATAGATGAGTTTGTTACCCAACAGGAACAGCGTTTTTCTGCCTTTAAACAAGAGCAGATAAATGCAGGCGTTTGGACTGACAAGCCGGCACCGGGAGCAGGGAAGACAAAAGCAGATGATGAGAACTTTGGCAAATCGCTTGCTGAGAAGGCCAACAAGACCGCAAATACTGGCCTTGAAGGAAAGAAATTAGAGTAATTAATCATTAAGATCATGTACGTAAATACAGAAACATTAACAGGACAGACCAGGGTTTTTGATGAAATCATCGAAGAAATCCCCGGAGGTGTCGGGTTTGAACGTGCAAGGCTGAAAACAGGTGCAACAATCATCAAGGCAGGAACTTTGGTATATGTTACAGGCCGCTCAGCTAAGATAGTTAAAACAGGCACAGTGGTTGCAGGCGGAGCTGCAAACGCACCGCAAGTAAACCTCAATCACCAGTTCAAGGCAGGTGAATATATTTCAGACGGGCAAGCAGTTGCCGTAATCTCAAGTATCACCGAAGGAACTACCTATGACACCCTTAATTTAGGGGCGAACCTCAATCTTGCTACAGTAGCAGGAACTATCCTCTTCGAGGTAAAAGCAGCAGCCGTAATAGGTAATTTCTGCTCAGCTACCGTAGTAGACACAGCAGCTCACTCATTGGCCGTTAATGACCCATCAGGTCAATCGGTAGGTTTGAAAGTGACAATCTCCCAAGCAGCAGATGACAATCTTGCTGTTGCCTATACAATAGCCACCGGGCTAACAATTGCTCTTGCAAATACAACAGCAGGTAAGAACACCGCAGCTTTGATACAGGCCGCTATACGTGCCTTGGTATCTCCTGACTATCCTTTTGCAGGGTATGTTTGTGTAGGTACTGACTGGAGTGCAGAAACAGGGGCAACCCTCACAACTCCGACAGCCAACATGGCAGCTAACGCCCCTGACCTCTATTTGCCAACAGGCATGTTGAAAAACGATGTAAACGTAGAAAACGCCAATCCATCGGTATCAGTTGTAACAAGAGGAACAGTAAGAGAGGCAGACCTCACTTATCCGGTGCCAACACGTTACAAAAATGTTATTAACCTCATTAAATTCAGTTAATCATGAATACAGTGATAATTGAAGGTCTGAACGAAGCCAGAATGACTTCCTACCTTAATGCAAGGCAATACGAGGCATTATATTGGCCTACTCTTTTCCCTCTCAAGCCAGTTGACACCCTTGACGGTAAGACATTGATAGGGTCAAAAGGGTCAAGGATGCTCGCTCACGTTGTTTCATACAACAGTAAATCTCCTGAGTCAACACGTAAAAGTTTGACAAAGAAATATTTCGACATACCCAAGACAATTGACGCAAGGGTAAAGGACGAAACTGAAATCATCGAGTATGCAATCACACGTGCAATGCGTGGGAACGATGCAGTTGTGGAAGACTATTTCAACGATGTTGATTATGTCTATGATTCCTGCATGGGTCGTGCTGAATGGTTCGCACTTCAGGCAATCAACAAAACAAAGATCAAACTTACAACCGTCAACAACCCGAAAGGTATTGTTAACGAGGAATATGTTGACTTTGGGATGCCAACAGCCAACAAGAAATGTGTTGCCGTTATCTGGTCAACAGCCAACGCTGCAACAATGACTCCAATCACTGACTTTAAAAATGTAGTAAAAGCAGCCCGCGCTGCTGGTGTTACATTGACAAAAGCTCTGATGAACCCGGATGATTTTGACCTTATGATCGCATCAACAGAGTTCCTTAATGCTGCCAAATCCTTGTTGAAAGGTGAAAGCGATGTTGTGGGCTTTGTTGGCCTTGCAACAGCAAATGCTATCCTTAGCGCACTCCGTTTGCCGACAATCGTACTTGTTGAAACAGTAGTAGGTACTACAAACCCATTTGAAGCAGGACACGTAACATTCATTCCTCAGGACAACCTCGGAGAAATGTATTCAGGTCCTATTGCAAGCGAGATTGTAAAACCTGCAAATGCTATTCAGGCAAAACGTAACCCGGTATTGATCCAGTCTATTTCAGAGGCCAACCCTCCGAAAGTGACAACAACTGGAGAGTGTAACATATTCCCAAGCTGGCCGACAGTAGACAGGTGTTACAGCCTGTATTTGTCACACGCATCAACTTGGGCTTAATAGGAACTAACCATGACCAATCTTGAAGCATTACAGGCAAAAGTAGGGTATCCGTTAGCTACCAATACTTTCATATTGGCCTTGATAAACAGGGGGCTTTCACAAACAGAAACATATGTTGCTGCTAACATGAGACTCCTTGAATTATCGCAGGCTGATTGCCTGAAAACACTGATTTCATCTCCTAATGTCTCCGAAGGGGGATATTCATTATCTGCATCTGACAAAGCATCTATAAGAAAGCTGGCAGACTGCATATACTCAAAATGGGGAGAAAGTCAGAATGTTTCAAATCCGGTCATAAGGGACTTAACTGATAGATGGTAAAATGATTCTTCAATATCCACATATAATTTCATTTTCACTACCAAATGCCACTCCTCCGGTCTTAAGGGACGGGGAGTGGATATTTGGGACTGATCAGGCACCGGTATCTCTTGCATGCCGTTGTGAACCTAATGCCAAAGGGAATACAATCCCAACAGCATCGGGCGAGCTCGTTGTGTACAGCTATACTGTTTACCTGCCGACAATGGCAACTATTATCCCTTATGGGAGCAAATGCACATTAACAATTGGCAGCGTGATAATTGAATCAACTGTAAAGTTTCACATGAACTATCAACTCCATTCAGAAATACGAGTATGATAAAGCCTCTTTTCAATACAAGCGATATACGCAAAGCCCTTGATGATAAAATTCAAAGGGTAGAAGCTGCAATATTGGCTATACTGAGAAGGAGAGGCGAGCAGTTTGTTCAATTATGCCGTGATGAAAATACATATAAGGATAAAACAGGCAATCTAAGAAGTTCATTGGGATATTTTCTCTATAAAGGAAATGTACTGATAGAAGATAATTTGCAGGGCAACAATGAAGGGAGAGAAGGAGCAAAGGAAGCTGTCACAAGCATAACGAAAATACCTGATGTTTACTATTTGATCGGTGTTGCAGGGATGAACTACGCTGCGGCTGTAGAGTCGAAAGGCTTTAATGTCATTTCAAATCAATCCCTGATGATAATCTCACTCCTTGAGGGTGATCTTCAAAAATTGAAAAATAAATTGTTATGAAAATCTTCATTAAAATAATGCTTTCACTGGCATTTTTATTCATGATGCCGGTAATGATATTCGCACAAGACGGAAATGCTATTACCGGGGACATACAAAGTTACTTTGTTTCAATTGCAGCTCTGGCCTCCTTAGTGGTAATAGTATCAAGTTGGTTGAATAACCTGCTTAACTTATCAGGCTTTTATAAGCAGTTGTCAAGTTGGGTTATTGCTATCATACTTTCTTTCGTTGGATGGGCTTTACAAATCGGGATGTTCGTTGGCTTACAATGGTATATTGTGATCTTGTATGGCTTCGGAGTCGGTTTGGTAGCTAACGGGATCTTCGACGTGTCTATCATTCAGTTTGTCCTTAAGTTTCTGAAAATCGAAAAGAAATAATGAAAAACCTTGTTTTCATATTGCTCATTGTGCTGCTCTTTGCCGGGTGTAAACCATGCAATGAAGTTTCCACAACAGTATATAATACTGACACTATGGTTATCTATCATGACAGTATTGTTATGCTCCCTGCTGATTCTTCCCTTGTTAATGCCCTTTTTCAGTGTGACAGCTTAAACAATGTTGTTTTAACCGAGCTGGAGACAATAAAGGGCCGTAAAGTTAAGCCAATTGTCGAATTTAAAGACCGTTGGTTTCATGTCTTTGTGCCCGTTGATTCGGAGGCAGTAGTATTAAGGTGGAAAGAAAAGCACACGAGCAATGTTAAAAATGAGGTAATTGTAAGGACAGAGGTAAAGAAGTATGTACCAAATTGGGTGAGGATTCTTGCTTCAATGGGTGCTATATCTATCCTTTTTCTCCTTGCATTGATCGTAATCAAAGTATATCGGATAATCAAACCAATATGACATGTCAGGATGCCGTTGCAAGGGCAATAAAAATACTTACAACAACCAAGTACACCAGTACCGGAGTAATGATTAAAAAGGTCAATATGCTGGTATTTCCATACTCTATTAAGAAGAGCAACAGCTTGAAAGAGTATATAGTGGTCAATACACTTGGTTTCCCGCATGATATATTACAGGTTGGCTATGTCAATATAAATATACATGTTGAAGATAAGCAGGGGTTGATAGACAATAAGAGGCTGTACCAAATTTATGACATGGTTACAGCTTTGATGGACGCCAATACTCCTAATGATGAGGACGATTATATAGATTATGAATTGATAAATGAAAACATATTTCAGGGTGAAAATGGAGATCATTATTTAAGCCTGAAATATAAGGTTGCAATGTTAAATTAAATAATAACAGATAATTATGGCAGAAGAAAGGTCACTGGGTTTAACAACCCTAAAAATAGGTGCTATTGCAGGTGACGGAGGCATGGGAACATCCCTTGCTGTACTTGCATACACTGAAAAGGACTCAGCCAAGATAACCACAACAGACCCCGAAGTAAAGGAGTTTTTTGTTGAAGAGGTTGAGCCTCCTATTGAGGTCATTACTACAAAACCATCGGTAATGACACTTGAGTTCTCTATCCACGACATACAGCCTGATACCCTGATCGCTATCTTCGGAGGCACAAAAGCAGGGACACCGGCAGTATATACTCCGCCTGACGTAACAGCAGAGGTTGAAAAATCAATCGAAATTACAACTCTCACAGGCCATATTATGAAAATAGTAAGGGCTAAGATTATTGCCAATTTCGACTGGTCATTGAACCGTCAGGAACTGTCACGAGTGAAGATAAAGGCAACAGTGCTGACACCTACCAAGGCAGCAACAGCTCCTTACACTATCACTATGCCAGCAGCATAATTAGAGTAAATTAATAATCAAAGCCTTGTTTTAACAGACAAGGCTTTAATCCTCTCACGCAATGACAGAATCAGATAAACTATGGCTCGATGAGCGTTTCAATAGCTTAAAGGAAAGCGTACATGCTTCAAAGGAGCATTGCAACGAACAAATAACAATGTTGGGCAATAGGGTTTCGATAGTTGA